ATTCCAATGCAGAAAAAAGTCGATGTGACTGGACCTGAAACAGGGTATAATAAAAGTAGCATAGAAGAAGATAAAGAAAATAACCCTAAAAAACTAAGAAATAAATTAATAGTACCTTTGTTTAAGAAGCAACGAAAGAAGAGAAAATAGTCTCTGCTTTCTTTTGTAGCTTAATTAAATCAAGAGCATGATGTGATTGTTCATATTTAATTTTATCTTTGTCAATTATCTTTAGTGAGTATATAGCAACACCTTTTTTTATTTCAAAAAGTTTTAAGCCATTAAAATAACCTTCTAATAAATTTAGACGACCATCTTTATTTTCCCACAATAACTTTTTGGCTTTAAGAGGGGGGTTTAGAGCTCCTGCATATTTTTTTCTTACTTCTGCTTCTTTTTTTAATTTGTATTTTTGATTTCTAATTTTAGACGCAGTAACCTCAAAATCATAAACAATCTGTTTTTTCTGATCCTCTAATGCAACAACAAAACTCTTAAGGTCTGAACGAGCTTCATTTATCATGTTATACTGCGTTGCGAGCTCTTCCTGGTCCATACCCTCCAGCTCATAATCCTCCATTCCTTTTAATTGCTCAAAAAAATCAGCTTCTATTTGATCAAGCTTTTTTAACTCTTCATATATTTCATCTTCCTTTTCTTTGAAGAGTTTTAATTGGTCATCTAAAATTTTCCTATCCATAAATTAAAAAGTTATCTGGGATATCCCACCATCATCAGACATTTTTTTCAAAATTTCATCTGGAATACCTTTTTTAGTTTTAGAAAATTCCAGACTTCTATTAACATAGTCTTTAATAATGTTTCTATGAGTTGTCACCATTATATTCTTATACCTATTCTTTAAATAGTTTAAAGTATTTGGAATTTCAGAAGTTAATTTATCACCAAGAGTACCAAATCCTTCATCTATAATTTTAATAGATGGCTTCGTAAGTTTTGTAACATAACTAAGACCATCTTGAATGGCTATTGCTAAAGCAAATTTTTGAGCCCCTGAGGCGAATGAAATAGGCAATGCATCCATTTTGTCCTCCATATAGTAAAACTGTTCTGTAACGTCTCCATTTGGCTGTACAAGGAATTCAAATCTAAACTCTACAAGGTCAGATAAGATTCTATTTATCTTATTTGTTGCAATAGGAATTTTTCTACGTATTATTAGCATTGGAATACCATCTCTATGAACCGCTTGCATGTAGATAGAATATTTTTTATACATTCTTTCTTCTCCCCTTATATCTTTAAGCTTGTCATTGAAGTTTTCTAAATTATTTTTTTCAACCTTTATATCTCCACTAATATCTGTGATAATTTTGTTTTTATTATAAATTTCAAGTTGATATAATTTTGACTGTTCTTTTTGTACATCTATTTTTTCTTGGATTGTTTCATTTTCTTTATTTATTTTTTCATTATTTTGGACCCTTTTGGCCATCTCTTTATATTTGGTAATATTTTCCTTAGATGTATGTATATAGCTATTGATATTTTGTAAAAACATCTGTTTATTTTTAACTTCTTCATTGTGAAGAACTATACTTTCTGCCCCTGAGAAAAGTTCTACTTTTTTATTCAAATTATCAATAACAGCTTTTCTTGCTTTAAGAGATGATTCTAGTCCTTTTAAGTTATTTTCTTGAATTTCTACATTTCTATTAACTTCAATAGCAGCATTATATTCAGTTATAATTTCTTTTTTCTTATTTATCTGTCCAGCTGTAAGTGTAATATCTTGTTCACACTTAGCTTCCAAGGCTGGATTAGGCTCTTCAGTAACAGTTCCACATGTCGGACACTTCTCTCCTTTATAAAGTGGTAATTGATCCTTAAAATTTCTTAAATCTTCTTCTAGACTAATTATCTCTTCTTGGACTCCTTCTATTTTAGGTAATTTTTTTATGAGTTTATTTGTTTCCAACCAACTTTTTATTTGATAATACTGATCCTTCTCTCTTTTAAAAGTTGTTGTTTCTCTTGATAACTCTGAAGATACGCTCTCAAATGTTTCACTTTCATCAAAAGGTAAATCTTTTATAAAGTTTTTAGATAACCAATCTTTTGTTTGTTCTAAATTTTGTTCACTATCAGCTAATTCTTTTTCAGACTTAGTTATGTGACTTTGTATTACCTCGTAGTTATTTATTTCAACGTATTCTACATTTTTAAGCTTCTTTGTTAGCTCTAAAACTTTATCATCACATTTTTGTTTTTTATCATTTGTTTGTTCAAGCTCTTTATTTCTTTCTTTAAGAAGTATTTCATTATCAGCAATATTTTCCTTAAACCCTTTAATACTCTCTTCTATTTCTTCAATGTTTCCAAGATTTTTTTGTTTCCTTTTAACATCTTTAAAAAAGTTGTTTCCATAATCATAACGATCTCTGTATGATTCTAATCCTAGATATTTATTTATAAGGTCATTTTTAGGTTGTTGTTTTAAAGAAAGATAATCATCTTTTCCGCCTTGTGTTTGCAAAGAAATTTTTGTAAAATCATCAAATGTTCCTATAGCTTCTTGAATCAATTTTTCAACTTCAACTTTTTCAGTAGCTTTTTTATCTGAAATATCTTTTACCCATTTCTTTTCACCATCTTCATCTGAAACTTCTTTTTCAAAAACCTTTGTATAACTTACAGATGTATCTCCATCTTTTTTAGGAGTAGTCTTAATTTTTCTATAAATTCTGTACCTTTCTCCATCTATAGTTAAATATATTCTGACATATGCAGTATCTGAAGGAGTATACATATTTACAAGTTTTTTGGCATCACTCTTTCCGCCACCAATTATTTCTTGGAATAATCCCCAAACAATAGCTTTGGCAAAATTTGTTTTACCACAATAGTTCTCACCAAATATTCCAGTTACACCCTTATATTTATCAAAATCAAATTTAAATGGTTTTTCACCAAATGAGAATAAGTTAGAAATTTCTATTGAGTTAAGTTCCCACTTAGAATATGTTTTTCTTACATCATCTATTTCAAGATATCTTTCTCCCTCCCTAGCAAATTCTAATATTTCTTCAAATAATTCATCATCACAATCAAAATCTCCACTTTTAATATATTCCGTAAAGAGTTCAATGAAAGTTTGTTCTTTTTCTTCTACTTTATTTCCAGTTATATCAAAAACATCTTTAGCAATAGCTTCAAATTCTACTTTAATAACTTCACATCCAAATTTGGCTCTAACTAAAGTTTTGATCTGATTTTCTTTTTCTAGGGAATAATTTTCTTCATAATCTTCCCATACAATATGGATTTTAGTTTTCTTTTTATTGTTGCTGAATTTTATTTGATCTATTCTATCTTCTAAAATTTCCCCCTTAGATACAGTCAGTTTAGCAAACCCATAGTCGTTTGGTATAAATTTTCTCTCGAATGAGCAGGTGTCCATATCCCAGATCAAATAACCTTTATCTATAGACTCGCCATAATCTTGTTGAATTAGAGACCCTGCATATGCCATAGAATTATTATCTAAGAAAGATTGATGCTCATGGATATCTCCCAACATTACTGCATCAAAATTATTAAATGTAGTTAATTTAATAACATCATCTCCTAAGAGCTCATGTCCATTGTTACCTCTGGCACCATATACTTGACCATGATACAAAGCAATATATTTTTTATCTTTATCTTTTTTAGTTAAATTTAACCAATTATTATCTTTGCATGAAAAAACTCCATAAACTAATTCTTCGCCAACATTATAAAAATCAGAGTATTCATAATAGTAAATTGCATTTTGACTATAATCTATTTCATCCTTATTGTTTTTATCAACAATATAAGCAGTTTTAACTTTTTTATTTTTCTCGATAAGATTTGCTATTCTTAAAATAGGACTAAGTGTATCTCCTTGCTCTAGTTGTTGAATATTCAAGTCATGATTTCCCAGAATAACATCTGTAGGGGCTATGTTAGCCAGATTAATTAAAAACTCAGAAGAGAGATCAAGAGAACCAGGAGACATATTTATCTTATAATGACTTAAATCTCCAGTAAGAACAATTCTACTTGGTTTTAACTTCTTTAAATCTTTATATAATTTTTCAAAAACACTTCGATATTCTGTGTGTCTTGATCCAAATCTAATGTGTACGTCAGAAATGTGAGCTATTTTCATAATTTTTTCCCTTTTAATAATTTCCCAAATTGGAAATCAAAATCTAATTTTCTTACTGTTTTTAATAGGCTAGATACTCCGCCTTGTCCTTTTGTTTCATACACCTTTGAAATATCTCCACGACCAGTTAGGTCTATAAAGTAGATATCTATACCTAAAGAGTGTAACATTTTATAAACATCTTTTGTTTCCCAAAAAGCATCTTCATCTAAACAAAGAATTATTTTAGGTTGTTTCTCTAAAATCTTATTTATAAGAGCATAGGATGGTGTTTTCCCAAGCATACAAATAGAATTAGGAATCCTAAGCATATCAAATGGCCCCTCAACTAAGTAAACTGGAAGATTCCAATTAATATTACTCTCATTAAAAATGATCATATCTTTATCAGGCTCTCCTGGTTTTAAATAAGGGGGCTTTATATTTAAAAAAGCACGAGCTTCAAAATAATTTAATTTTCCATATTGATTAAATGATGGAATTATAATCCTATTCTTGTGAACACTGGTTTCCGTATAACCTATTTTAAACTTGTCAATCAACAAAGGACTTACTTTCCTTTTATTAACTACATAATCATATGCTTCACTATATAAAAGTGAATTGTTGTGTTTATTGAGGGGGAAATAGCCACTAGGTAATTTGCAAGTTATTAAACCATAATTTAAATTAGGTTTTTTAAATACATTTACTAAGTTTGTTTGATATTTTGGAAGAATTAGATTTAATCTCTCTATACTCTCTTTAGTTCCGTAAGTTTCTACAAGTTTATGAACAAATCCTTTTGTCCCTAATTCTTTTTTGCACTTCCAACAATGGAATATTTTCTTTTCAGGATTATAGCATAGATTAAATTTATTATCTCCTCTACACTTAACGGAGGGGCAGTTAAATTCCCACCACTCTCTATCTTCAGAGTGATTTGAACCCTTTGCTTCCCCTAAAAAGCTGGTTAGAATTGATATTATTATCCTGTCAGTATCTTCCATTGGAGAGCAAAGATACAAAAAAAAATACCAACTATATAAACATCTGCTATGTTTTTTAAAATTTTATCATATTTACTAATATGAAAAAGGTTTTTATATACACACTAGAACACCCTATAAATAAAGAGATAAGATATATAGGTAAAACAGAACAAAAATTAAATAAAAGATTAATTGCTCATATATCCGAATCAAAACGTAAAAGCAATCATAGAAATAATTGGATTTTTAATTTGTGTAAAAAAAATATGAAACCCGTAATTTATTCATTAGACATTGTTGATGAATGTGATTGGGAATTTTGGGAAAAATATTGGATAAGTCAATTTAAATCATGGGGATTTAATCTTATTAATGGGACTGAAGGTGGGAGGTGTTATAAACACTCTGAAAAGACAAAAGAAAAAATTAAAAAAGCAAATTCTGGGAAGAATCATTATTTTTATGGCAAAAAACATACAAAAGAGACAAGAGAAAAAATAAGCTTAGGACTCATTGGAAATAAATCAGCAAAAGGTTTTAAACATACAGAAGAAACACGCAAAAAGGTAAGTAAAAACTCTGCAAAATATTGGCTTGGAAAAAAACGCTCAAAAGAAACTTTAGAAAAATGTAGTGCAACTAAATCAAGTCCAATTTTACAATTCGATATAAATAACAATTTAATTCAAAAATTTAATTCAGTTAGAGAAGCAACAATGCAATTGGATATAAAACGACATGGAATTTATGATTGTCTAAAAGGGAAAACAAAAACAAGCCACGGATTTATATGGAGGTGGAAATAATTATTTTTTATTTTCCAATATTTTCTTTTGTCTTTCCATTGTAACTATATGAGCCACAGTTATTACATAGCTATCACACATATCATAATTTTCTTTTAGAAGTTTTCTGCTTTTTGGACCATATTTCCAATTGATTTGTGGTTCCATCTCCATAACTCTCTCCCAAACATAATGCTTTGTTTGATCACTATTATCTTGTCTTTTAAAATCTGCAAATGCAAGACTTCTAGCAGAATTTACGTTATAATAAATTGGCTCTACGCTAAAATGATTATATGTAAAAGAGCTTATCATTCCATTAAAAAAGTTTAATATAGCAATTGTATGTGCGCTGGAAAATTTTCCTTTGAATTTTTTCAATGGCTCTTCAATGACTATATGTTTAATATCTGCATCAAGAAGATGTTTTATGTTATTTTTAAATGCTGCAAATTTTTCGAATATACTAAGTTTACTATTAAACTTAATATAATTTATTTCCATTAAAGCTCCTTCTTTTGAAAAAAGAGAATATCCTATACAGCTTGTGCTAATGTCTAATGCTAAAATTATATTTTTTGTTTTTAAAATAAAAAAGCCTCTATAAATATAAAGGCTTTTTTTATGAATATCAAGAAATATCTTACATATTAATTTCAAGATTGAAATTAATTATATTTGTATAATTCTTTTCTACAGGTCTATCAAACTTTGCTATCGCTATAAGTTCTTCAAGTTGATTAAATAACCCAATTTCAGTAATATAAATTGAATCATAATCTGTTAGTTGATTTTGCCAAGTAACATAGTTTGCTGAATAATTCCATGTTTTATTTGTGGACATAAAAAATTCTCCAGGCAATGCTAAACAAACAACATTCATTTTATAATTAATACTTATATCTGTAAAACTAGCCGTAGAACTTGTTGTTCCAGTAGTTCCAGTAAAGCAAATAAAATCTTCTGATGTTCCTGCTGCTCCCTCTACTACACTAGTTCCATCAGAATCAAAATGAACCTTTGTTCCTGCGCTAAATGGAATGTTACTTACTATGTCTGGATGAGTAAGCACAATAATACCTTTATCTAGACTTACAAATCCAACGGGGATATCATAATTATATCCTGTTTGAGTATTATTTATTGATGGATAACCATTAGGTACACCTAAAGCAAGTTTTACATCTCCCCACGTTCTAGTGTCTGTACCATAATCAGTAACTGACAATTGTGAATATTTTACAGCTGGGGGTCTTGTTAAATAACTTGAAGATTCCCAGGTTGTATTACCAGAATGTGTTGTTTGTCCAGCCGCAGTTGTTCCTGTGTAAGGTAAATTTATATCATCCGAAAATAAAAAGGCAATATTTTGTCCAAGTAATATATTTGATTTTGTATATTCTGCATTGCTTGAATAAAAAGATGAAACGACTGTTTTTGCTGATAGTGTTGCTCCTGATGCTTGTGGCACTTCCATTTCTATAGTCCTACCGTCTATTAGTTCACTATAATAACTTTCAGGAATTGGACATATCACAATTTCATCAACATTTAATTGATATAATTCGGGATTAAATGCAGCTACCCTTGAAGTTGATGTGTTTCCACTAGGGAGGTCTGACAATGTATAAGGTAAATTTAAAGACATAAAATAGTTTGCCTTCCAACCATTTGTTGTAGCGTCTACTGGACTTCTATAACATTTAGTATAAGTAAGATCACTTCCTTCAAGAGTTTTAGCAGTTCTAGTTTTATTATTAGAAAAAATAGAACTTTGTACTGGTTTATAATTATTAGTGTTTGTTGCCATTTTATTTTTTTATTTTTAATTTATGGTTAAATTGCCTGTCTCGTGGCTGGATTTATTATTCCTATAGTTGGAACAGCAGTAACACCTTCATCTATTACAAAATAAAACTTAATTGGTAAACTAATTAAGCCAAGTGTGCCCTCTCCCCTTACATTTAAATACATTGTATATGTATATTCTCCTTTTATTTGAGCAACTCCAGGACGTATTTGACTCCATAACCAAACTACAAGTCTATCTATATATGCTTGAGTAAGAGTTGAAAAATCTTGGTAACCGTCTTCATAAGCAGCATTTCTCATACAAAATGTTACATATATTTTATTTCTTTCTGTTGAGTATCCTGCTATAGATGCTCCAGGGAATGTAAATTTCAAAGCATATCCCTCACTTCCTCCTAATGAAATTACTGCTTTTTTTGAACTTATTGTTGTCATCAAAGCATGGGGCTCAACAATAAAATCTTCATTAAATTCTTCTTGAGTTACATTATTTACAGTGTATACTTCTACACTCTTGTTTAAGGTAGAAGATGGAAGCACATTTAATTTTGATGTTGTTAAATTACTTGATATTGATAACTTTTTTGCTGTTGCCATAATTTTATTTATTATTTATTATTTATCTTCCTGTTGGTGTTGTTGGTATTGGTGTTATTGGTGTTGTTGTTGGTGGTGGTGCTATACCGCCTCCAGTTGTTTTTGGCAACATTGGAATCGCAACAATATTACTATTATTAACATTTATTTCCAAACTACCTCTTTGTTCAAGTGAATATTCTAAATTTGCACTTGGTAATGGAATGTTTCCTGATGTTCCTAAAAGTAAAGGAGCATCTACATCATCTTTCATAGCCCCTTTTATACAAGTATCTCTTTTTCCAGAAATATCTGGAACTTCTCCAGTAGATAAATTTCCTGCAATAGAATAATTTGTATCAGGATCGCCCACAGAAAATTGTGTAATTTGAAAACGATCTATAGTATTTCCTCCTATAACTTGATATCTTTGATTATTGCTAAATAAAAGCTCTCTACCTAATTTTGTTAAATATGCTACTGCATAAACTGTGTCTGCTGATGGTATAAGTCCCATAATTTAATTTTTTTATATAAATATGTAATTTTTATTTTTTTTAAAAATCTACTTCTAATTGAAATAATAAATATCTTGTATTGTTTTTTTCAATAGGATAAGACATTTTTCCTACTGCAACTAATACATTTCCTAGTGCAGGATCATCTTTAAAAACCCCTGCTTCTGTGACAAATGTACTTGTATCTAAACTTCCATCAAAACTTAAATTTGTTGAAGAGTTAAGTAGCGTATCTTCTGCTAAAACAGTTATTATAGTTTTAAATGTAGTTGCTTTAATTCCAGTTTGTATATTTCCAAAGAAAAATGATTCACTTCCAAAAGTTAAACCGTTAAGATTTACATCTGGATTTTGAGTGAATGCTGAAAACTGTCCATTAAGAACAAATGTACTTCCTGAAGTATAATCTTCTTGAGATATAATCATAGTCAATCCTTCAAGCTCTGAAGCTGTTATAGCTTGTGATGATCCTGTGAATATACCATTACCCACACCTGTTGAGATTAATTTCCAGTTTTCGGCTGGAATTGTATCAATCATAGGATTAGTTGAATTGTTGGCTATATTTACTAATAATTGAAGTTTATTTGTACTCCATCCAGTTCCACCTGTTACTACAGCTGTTCCACCAGTCATATCTGCAGACTGTCTTAAAAATGGAAATTTATTCCCATTAAATGAAAATTTAAGAAAAGCTTTATCTCCATTTGAACTATCTACACCTAAATAAGATTGTATATATCCACAAGGCATAGCTTGAGGATAACCATAGCTTTGACCATTAGCATAAGCATAATCACTTTCAGTTAAATATGTAACAAAATAAGTTTTCCCACTTTCTATCAATCCACTTGCAGATGTACCAGACACTAAAGGATATGTTGGAGCATATGTTTTATCTACTGTAAAATTTGGTAATGTATAACTTCTATTTGATTTATAGCTCATAGCTATTAGAAGCTCTGGGTCTGTTATAACAATAATCTTTAATTTATGATATACTCTTCCTACCGAATAATCAGAGCCATCAACTAAATGTCTATATGTTGTTCCTGCAACACTATCATATTGGGTTGTTGCTTTTAATTCTGGAGAGCTATTATCTGAAGCATTATCTGTTAAATGAAGGCCTGTGGTATTTGCTTGTCCTGGTTGTGTTGAACTTGTTTTATGCCACATTATTGTTGGTAAATCTAATTGAACACTTTTCTCAACTAATTGTTCTGCATAAGTATTTCCTGTGAATTGATTTGTATAATGAATTACTCCTATTGCTCTAGTCTCACTAGAAAATCCTAAATAATGTTTAGTCCCATTATATTCAATAGAACCATAACTAGTATATCCACTAAGAGTGCTATTTGTACCAATTTCTGAACTAGTTCGAACTATATTCATATTCCAAACCTTAGTTTCTTGTGTGGATGCTGAACCATAAAAATCTTCAACACCATTCCAAGGGAAGAAAAATGTAGGTACAACAGTATTTGCAGTTCCAGCTGAAAAATTAGGCGTTGGTCTATCTAATATTACATCAGGATATCCTGATGCATCTAAAACTCTATACCAAAGACCATTTATTGGGTTTCCAGATAAAATAGCAGAGGTATTATTTGTCACTCCACTATTTTGAATAGGCTGCCAAGGTATATAAACTAATTGTCCTTCATCAGGAGTAAAAGCAGTTCCTCCTAATGTTATCGTGGAAGTTCCCGCAGGTGTAGCTGCTGAATAATGAATTTCATTAACTCCTAAACAATTATTACTAGAATCTATTGTAAAATTATTCGTTGCTCCTGTAAAAACGCCTAAAGATTCTGTTAAGCCTGTTATTATCCTACGATAAGCAGTTATGTTATTAAGAGTATATGCTGCTGTACCATCAAAATTAACGGCTGCAAATGTAGGATTATCATCTTTCGGTCCTAAAACATAATTTTGACAAATATTATATTGATTTCTTGCAAAACCATAATTTATCTCTCGATCAGACAAAGCAACGCTATCAAAAGTTAATTCTCCTTTTGCTAAATAGTTTCTACCAGCATCGGTTAACTTGATATTTATAAATTCTGTGGGTTCTTGAAGTAAATAACTCATGTTTTATTTTATATTTTTCATATAAATATATCAGAAAAAAAATAAGTATTAAAATAAGAAAAATAAATAGTTAATTAAAAAAATAGTTATTAATTTATTTTCGAATTCTTTTTTATTAATATTTATATAAAAGATTATAAAGTATGGCATTTTTAGAACCGTTATCTTCAACAACTCTTTCGTTGAAATATAGACCTGGTAGAGATGAGTTTTTCGCACCTACAAGCAGTGAATCTGTGTTTACGTTTGGTGATTATAGGATCAATAGATCAGATAGTTATGAAACTCTTTCAGGTACTCCTTTAAATTTAAGTTTCGGCCCATTTTCAACTTTAGAAAATTTAGGCGTTGATCAATACACAGATAATTTAACTAGATATGTAAAACCTCAAGAATTAAATCTTCCCCCTGAAGACCCTAAAAGTTATTCTTATTTCGCTTCATTTTATACAGAAGTTGCTAATGCAATAAATAATATTATAGATAATTTTCCATATGCTATTGTGTGTCAATCTAATTCTATAAGTAATTCTACTATTTATGATTATGATGAAACTATAAACTTAACAAGTGGAACTACAAGCTCTACATTTAAAATTAAATTATCTACTTTTTTAAACTATGGTGCTGTTCCAATAAATTCTGGTGATTCTGCAAATCAAATTAGTTTAATAGGAAATTATGATAAATTTGCAATCCAACTTTCAAATAGTGGTTATACAGAAATTTATAATCTTAAAAAAGCCACTCTTTATAGAAATAGTACAAACCCAAATTATTCATATATAGAATTTAATATAAATTCATCTTTAGGTATAA